CGCCAAGGCGAGGTTCGTCGGACAGCGGGCACCGGCGCGCGCCGCGCGCAGCAGGGCATCGTAGACGACGTCGCGGGACTGTGCAGCTGTGCGGCGCGCCTTGGTCATTATGCTGCGACCTCTGCGATGCCACGTCCGCCAGCGAGCCGCGTCTCGGCGATCGCGGCGTAATCGGGGTTCAGCTCGATCAGTGTCGCGTCGAGACCGACCTGCTCAGCGACCAAGCCGACGGTGCCGGATCCCCCAAACGGATCAAGGACATGCCCGCGCGCACGGCCGAAGGTCGCGCAGATCCCGCCGCAATCATCTACCGCGCCGCACGCTGCGCACGTCGTCGGCGGGCAGCCCGCGGCAATGCACCGGCGCGCGAGCTCGCGCGGGAAAGTCGCAAAGTGCGCCTCGCGGCAGCCCTCGATATTGAAGGTCCAGACATTGCGGCCGTTCCGGGTCTCGGGGACATAGGTCTCGACCCAAGTGCCCGCCCGGTTCTGCCCAGCAGTCGAGCCCTTCGCAGGCTGGTACTGACCATCCTTGCGTCGCGCGTGCGCGTTGCCAGTGACCGGCTCGCGCAGCGCGTCCGGATCGAAATAGTAAGCCTCGCTGCGGGTGAGCAGCCAGATCTTCTCATGGACTGCCGCCGGCCGATCGGTGATCGACTCGGGCTTGGGGTTCGTCTTGTTCCAGACAATCTCGGACCGAACCCACCAGCCGTCATCCTGAAGCGCGATCGCCAGGCGGTTCGGCAGCATGCACAGGTCTTTCGGCTTGAACGAGCCGCGCCCGTCGCCAACCGATCCGACGGTGCTGAACGGCTTGTCGCGAAAGGTGCGGTCATCGCTACCATCAGCCTTGTACGCCGCCGCTGATTTTCCGTTGGGCGTCGCGGCGTGGCAATCGCCGTAGTTGATCCAGACCGTGCCGTGCATCTTCAGCACGCGCCGGACCTCGCGGAACACGTCGACCATGACTGCGAGATGCTCGGCGAAGGTCGGTTCAAGGCCGATCTGACCGTCGACGTCATAGTCGCGCAGGCCCCAATATGGTGGCGAAGTGACCACACAATCGACCGACTGAGACGGCAGCAGACGCAGCTGCTCGCGAACGTCACCGATCATGACGCGGGTCGCGCGCGCTGGCCGAAGAAATCCATCCGCAGAACCGGGCTCAACCGGCACTGCGCTATTGAGCGCGTCCATAGTCATCTCCGTTGCGGGGTTTTCCGCGTGTTATTCGTCGGTCGTAGAGGTCGTCAGGGAGCCGCGAATGGCTCCAGGATTTGGATCATCATCACCGCGTCGTCGCGCAGCTCGGCGCGGTCGATGTGGCAATATCGGCCGTCGGCGCCCGCGCGGGCGAACTCGGCCGCACCGGTCATCAGCTTCGAGATCACCATGGCGGGGGCATCGGCGGCCGGATCAAGCTCGCGCGCACCCTGACCGATGACACTGAGCACGCGGTCGGTGAACTCGACGCCGAAGAAGCTGGCGAGGATCAGGAGATTGCAGCCGCTGGGGCACCGGCGATCGCCGCCGCTGGCGATCATTGCCGACAGGGTGCGCGTCGGGATCTTCGTGCCCAGCGCGACGTCCTCGACCGAGTGCTGCCGGCCGCGGCCCATCAGCAGGCCGATCGCCTTGCAGATTTCGTCTTCTGCCGTTTCCGGCGAAATCATCGAGCTATTCATCACGGACATTGCCTTCCAGACCGAGGAAAGAGGTTTCATGGAAACTGAGACCCTGATCACCGCCCCGAAGGCTGTTCGCCTCGCCGTGGCGCGCGCGCTGCTCGAGCATCGCAACCTCGTGACGGCAGCAGAGGTCGATGCCCCAGAGCAGCACAGCCGAGCCGACCGTGATGATGATCACCATCGCGACGATGGACCAGTGGTCCGTCACAGGACGTTCCCTTCGGCGTCGCGGATGACCCGGCCGTATGCCGCCGCGTCCCTGCCCGAGAGCAGCGACTGGATGAAACGGTGACGCTGCCAGACCGCATGGGCATGGCCCAACAGGAAGCAGGCACAGCACGCGACGCAGATCATGATGAAGGTCATGCAGCTTTCCGATCACGAGAGGGACAAACCGGCGCTTGGCATGACCGAACCGCAATTGCGGCTCGGCAACCGCAGGCCGTGCAGTGCGTAAAGTCGAGGACAGGCGCCTCGATGTGCAGCGCTTCAGAAACGGCATGCATTGCGTATCGCTCGCCATTGGCGAGGATCAGCGCGCATGGCTCGCTGGAAACCCGAGCAGGTTCCACAGAGGGGATGGAGAGGACCATCTACGCGACCCCACGCGTGCAAGAGGCGTCAGCCATTGTCGGCCTCCGTGACAAACTTGAGCAGAGCGCCCGCGTCGTTGAGGAGGTCGCGGATCGTCATCGTCGATGGCGTCCAGCAGTCGTCGATGCACTGAAGCCGCACCTTCCGTTCGTCGAGCGGCGTCTGATCGACCCACGCGATGATCTCACGAGCACCGTCTTCGACCCGCAACGGATGAAGCGTCTTCGCAATACGGATCGCCTTGAAACGCAGATCACGATCACGATCCCTGCGGCTGCTCTCCTGGATCTTCGTGATGTGCTTCTCCCACGGTCTTACATCCTCAAGCCGCGTCGAAATGGCAGAAGTCGGCTGGGAGGAAGTCTCGTGCGTCATGCCGCCTCCTTCCGTTCTGTAGGATTGGAGGGGACGCCAAACAGGTCGTTTGGCGTAACCGTATTGGCCGTCGCCGCCGCGATTGCGCGCATCACATCGGGCGATGGAATTTGCCCACGACGGATGCGGTTAACGGTGGACTGGTCGACCCCGATCAACGCGGCAAACGTCGCTTCGGTGATCCCATGCGCGGACAGGTAGGCGTCGAGTGTCATAGCCACAATATGTGTCACACGCATATGCACGTCAAGCATATTTATGCGCGGCCAGATATGGCTGGTTCTTCACGTTCGGCGCATAATGCTGCCATGCAAAAGCGTCGGCAGAAAACGTATCTGCGCGAGTGGCGCAGGCTAAAGGCGGGGCGCACGCTCGCTATGGTCGCTGAACATCTTCATATGTCGCAGCCGCAGTTAGGCCGAATTGAGCGAGGCGATCAGCCATACAATCAGGACCTACTCGAGGCTCTCGCTGATCTGTACGGTTGTGGGGTGGCGGACTTGCTTATGCGCGACCCAACGGATCCTGAGGGCATGTGGTCGATCTGGGACCAGGCCAAGCCAGGGCAGCGGGTCCAAATTGCGGCGGTTGCTAGGACGCTTGCTGGTACCGGGACCGACGGGTGAGCGGATTCCACACGCCGTACAGCACGCCGACGGACGAACAGGCTGCGCTCGTTGGTCACATTGTAATGGCTTGGGCCATAACGGAGTTCAATCTACGACATCTCGCATCACGACTGGCGATGATGCCCGATATGCCAGGGCGCTCAATAACTGAGGGCATGACGGGACATGCCACGATTGAGCGGATTGAGTGGCTGCTACACCTACACGCGCATCACTACGGTGATCAGGTGATCGGAGCCGAGCGGCGGGTGGCTATCGCCGATGCCGTACAACTCGCTAAATCGGTCAGGGGCGAGCGCAATACGTTCGCGCATCACATTAGCTTTCGAACAAGCGATGATCAGCTCGACTTTTTCAGCCTAGGCGGCAAGCAACCAGCGCCTTCGTCATACGAGAAAGTGTTGCAACTCCACGAATTGAAAAACTTGCGCCGAAAGATTGTAAGCGCGAATGACGCGCTGGAAACGGCGACGGGTCTTATTCCTGAATGGACCGAGCGGAAGTCGGAAGCTTCGGCATAGGCGCCCAGTACGTTGGGCATATCTCTGCCGGCGCCGCACCTCCCCACTCCCCTGCGTCCCAGCTCGACAAATCCGTCTGCCACCAGCTGGCGCCGTACTCCGTACGCCAATAGCCAGATTGGATGCAGGGCACTCCTTCCATTGCACATTGGCGCCCAGGCAAGCCCGCCGCGGGCGTGTACAGTAGCACCTTCGTTCCGTCGCGCGGCGCAGTCAGGATTAGCTGCCAATCCATAGTGATGTGCATATCATGCATATTTGTTGTTGACCAGCATATGCACTAGGCGCATATTAATCGCAACAGGCCATCCCGGCTTGTTGGGAGACGATCGTGGCCGAGCAGGCTTCCACAGATTGGATCGAGTGCGATGGGGCAGGGTGCCCTGTCTCGGATTGCGCCCGTGTCCAGGTGCAGTTCCGGTACGATCTGGACCGCCAAGCAGCGGAGCTGAAGAACCCCGCCATCGGCGTCCCGGCGCACGTCTACAATGACTGCTGGACCCATCAGGGGGCCAAGTCCGACATCGTAGCTTTCCGGGTGGTCGCATGACCGTCGCGAAGGCAGCACACACCCCGGGGCCTTGGAAGGTCTTTCGCGTCAAGGACGGCGCGAACAAGGGCAAGATCATCGGCATCGGCGATGCGCAAGCTAACGGGGTCACTGATCCGTTCGGCGGGCTCTGGCGCTCTGGCAAAGAGCTTGAGGCTAACGCCGAGTTGATCGCCGCCGCGCCCGATCTGCTCGACGCCTGCATCAGCGCTCGCATGCAGCTTCGTGTGGCGGTCATCGCGCACAGTGGTGGTCTCTATGATCACGAGAATGTCGGCGAGCACATTGGTGTCGCGAAGCTGGACGCCGCTATCGCAAAGGCAACCGGAGCATGAAGGGCGCGTCTGTCGGCGAGCCGGGCTATCTGCCGTACTGCGGTGGTTGCTCGACCATGATGCGGATGCATCGGGACGAAGTGAAGCAGGTGTTCGCCTGCCGTTTCTGCGGTCTCGAAACGCGCCGCGTAAACGGCGAAGACATGTTCGACCGCACCGCTCCGGTGCTCTCAGCATGATCCGCGTCGACACCCGCCCGCGACACCGCAACAGCGGCAAGGCTGACGCCGATCGCCGCTTCCCTAATCATCTTGCTTGGCTGCGGAAGCGCCGCTGTCTGATCGAGGGCAGGGCGGGGCACGTCTGCGAGGGCCGCATGGAGGCATCTCATTCCGACGCCGACGGCTCGAAGGGAATGTCGCTGAAGTCGCACGACTTCACGGCTGTGCCGCTCTGCACTGCCGCGCATGTCGAGAAGGACTCGATCGGCCTCGAGACGTGGCAGGCGAAGTACAAGGTCAATCACGCCGAGGCGGGCCGCGCGTATGGCGCACAGTCGCCGCACAAAGCGCGCTGGGCTCATGTCGAAGGCGCGCCGCGATGACCGGCCGCACGATCGCTTCGCACGATCCAGATCTCGCCCAGACGATCACGGATATGGCCGCGGCTTGCCATCGGCTCGCCCTGGCAGAGGAGCGGATCGTTCTCGCGCATCGAGCCGATAATGCGGCTCACCTGCTGCCCAACGCCGTCGCGCACGCCGGGGCAATACGTGACACTATCGCCACCCGCGCCGCGCGGCTGAACATCAAGCCGTTCGGACTGCGCCTCATCATCGAGGAACACGAGCGGCTGCGGCTGAAGCAGGGCAGGCGCCCGACCATGGAGCAGCTCGAGCGGGCGGTAGAAGCCGCAGCCGACCAGCTGGCCCGGCGCGCCCAGGCCGATGAGTCCTACAAGTGCGAGGCCGAGTTCCACGCCCGTCGATCAACCCAGATGGCCGAGGCGAGCGTCAATGCCGTCGCATATTTGAGGGCCTGCGCATGACCTATGCCCCACGCCCGCGCCCCATGGGCGAGATCCTCGGCCGTCAGCCGGTGAAGATCCTCTGGACCCCTTCGAAGCCCCTGAGCCCATGGTGCGGCGCGATCCGTGGTGGGCACAAGACCGGTTTCGGCGATCACAGCATCGCCGGGGGAGATCGGTTTACCGAGCAGCAGGTCGAGGGCCTGATCAGCCGCGGCATCGATATCCTGACCGCGCCAGCGATGACCGTGCAGCGCAACGCGCCGGACGCTGACATCGCCAGTGGGACCGGGCTCCCCGGTGTTTATCAGTTCGAGTGCCCGATTATTTCGCGCCGTGCCGATGGCCGAGTCCGCGTCATCGCACCGGACGGCAGCGAACGGAACGTCGAGGCAGACGGCTGGACCAGCCCGCGCCGCTCGCGCCGCAGGATCACGTCGTGAGCTACCTCGACCCGGCTGGCGCGGCCACGCGCGCACCTCTTCCCCCAATCCCAGATCTGATGGGCGTCGTCTCCGCGGAGATTCTGATCGACCTGATGATCGCCATCCTCACCCTTGGAGATCGCCCATGACCTGGAACCTGTTCATGTACGGCGCCGGCTGGGCGTGCCTCGGCGCGATCGCGATCATCGCGGCCGTCATCTTCGTTGAGAACCTCTATCACCGCTGGCCCCAGATCATGACCGCCCTGCGCGGCAACGATCGGCCCGGCTTCGTGCCTCTCTCCCCGACTGCCTCGGTCCGTCCCCTCCGGACACGTCACCCTCAGTTGCTCGTCGTCGAGGCCGACGTGCAGCCAACCCTTTTCCACGGGCGTGTCGCATGATCCGCCATCTGATCCCGCGCGTAAGCAGTAGCCGTTGGAGCGGCGACGCCCTGACGTTCGATCCGAACGGCGCCGCTGAGCTCCCCGCTGGGCTGACGCGCAGCATGCGCATAGCGCTCGGCCAGCCCACCACCACGCCCGAACGGGATGAGGTTGAGGGTGGGGTGCTCTGCATCCAATGGCTCGGGCTAATCATCGAAATCGCTGTTGGGAGAGTGCGGTCGTGAGGATGCACAGCCAGATCGGCCGCAACTCAGCCGGGCCCCGCGAGAGCCAGCGTGTGCTCGACCAAGCCGAAGTCCTCGGCCGCCGCGACCGCCTCATGCAGCAGCCGCCCTCCGCCGAGCGCAGCGCCGCCCTGACCACCATCCGCGCCCAGCTGCGCAGCATTGATCGGAGAGTTTCCCGTGGCTGATGTAGCCGACATGGCGAACGACGTGGCCCAGGCCGCGCTCGACCGCAGTATCCGCGCCGCGCGCGCCCCGATCGCGATCGGCGTCGCCGGCATCTGCGGCGAGTGCGGCGATGATAGCTTGAGGCTCGTGATGGGCCGTTGCGCGCCTTGCCGCGAACCGAAGAAAGGAGCGCGCCGTGCACCCGCCTACTGACCTTTCAAGATTCTGGCAGATGATGGACGCCTCGGCAGGCCCGGAAAAGTGTTGGCCATGGCAAGGCGCTTTCTTTGGGCGCACGGGATATGGCTCAGTCCAAGTGGATCGTCGTGCGCGGGGCGCGCACCGGGTGGCTTGGCAGATCCATAATGGCCGCCAGCTTCGGCCCTCCGAAGTCGTGTGCCATTCTTGTGATAATCGCGCCTGTTGCAATCCTGCCCACCTATGGGTCGGGTCTCAACGGGATAACGTCCAGGACATGATCGGAAAGGGGCGCGCGGAAGGGGCCGGGCACCGCAATACCCTAAAGACCCATTGCCCCCGTGGGCATGCATATGACGCAGCCGGCCAGCGTGGGAATGGCGACGTTTTTCGGGTCTGTTCGATCTGCAGCGCCGCCCAGAAGCTTGCTTGGAAGCGCCGGCAGCGGTCGACGTCGGCTCATGTTGCCGAAAGCGCTCCCTGCCGTGAACCGAAGAAGGGATATGCCCGATGAATCCGGCAGAGATCAACGCGATCGGCGCGCTGCTGCAGAGCATCCGCCACCCCGAAGAGCGGTTCGTCACCGTGTCCTTGACCGCTCACGCGCCGGGCTTCGACACCTTCGAGGGCAGCATCTCCGCGACCGTAGCCGCCGACGGCGAGACGGCGACCAGCGAGGCGGTGACGCTCGACTGCGCCCTCAACATGGCCCGCGCGAAGCTGCGCAACCAGGCAGTCGCCCGCGATGCGGCCGCCGCCAAAGCAAAGGATACCGCGTCGTGAGTGCTCCCACCCTACATGAAATTGCCGCTATGCCGTTCCCGGCATCGATGCTCGCCATGCGTAAGCACTACAACTCGGACTGGCATAAGCCCGAACCTGATGGCGGAGACGCTCGCCCATGGAAGGTCAAGATCAGCTACTCGACCCGCATAAGTGAAACGGTCTCCTATTCGGTGGAAGCCGCCAGCGAAGACGAGGCAATCGCTGAGGCCGAGAAGCTCTTCGATAACGACCCGACAATCCAGTTCGAAGACGCCGACATCGACGACGTTGTCGCGAAAGAAGCGGCATGACCACGACAGAACAGAAGGCGGGCGACCGCTACCTGATCCGCAAGCGCGGCGCGTTCTACCGACCGAACGCCGAAGGCTACACGAACAACAAGGCCGAGGCCGGCCGCTACACGCTCGCGCAGGCCATTTCGCACAGCCATCCGAACGGCCCCGACGGTCCGCGCGACGGTATCGACTACGTGCTCGCGGACGAACCCGCCGCACCTTGCCTCGCCTCTGTATCATCCGCGAGTGCAGAGGGCTTTGTGCTGGTACCGCGCGAGCCTACCGAAGCGATGCTCGAAGCTCTGCATCGGGATATCCGGATCAAGGTCGATCCGGCTCTCAAGATCGCCGATATTATGAACGAACGCGAGGTCTGGTCCGCCATGCTCGCCGCATCCCCCGAACCTGTACCCGCGAGCATTCAGGCGGGAGAGGTGGAGGCCGCAGGCCGCAACCTGTATTTATTGCAGGGCGACAACTCGCGCATGGCCGATGCTTTGCGCAAGTGCCGCGACCAGTTCGCTTTTTATGCCCGCGAGCATTACGCGGCAGGAAAGAGCGACAAGGGCGACACCAACACGCGGTTCGCCGGTATCGCCACCAAGGCGCTTGAAGCGGTCAAGCCCTATGTTCCCGCTACCCAGCCCGCAACGTCGCAGCCCGAAGAAACATGGATGAACGATCCGCGTTCACTGGATGCCGGGTTGCCCAGCGGCACGTTCGCATGCCCGATCTGCGGCGATGATAAGCCGCATCACCATACCGCGCCTGTCGTCGATGCTTACCAGACGAAGGGATCGCGCAAGTGACCGAGATTGCTAACGGAACCGCCCGATCGCGCCCGCGTAATCGGGGTGACAGGGCGGTGTACGAACCCGGCCAGCATGTTGCGGTCGAGCCCGTCGAGGGGCTGGGCGCGCGCAATCTGCACGCCCTTGCAAACGGGCCGATCATGGATCCGACCCAGATCTTCCTGCCCGCCGGCAAGCTCTCGATGGCCGAAACCCGCGCGCGCGAAGCCGCAAACCTGGAGCGAACCGCATGACCGACGCATCGAGCAGCAAGGGGCAGGGCGTTATGAGCGAGGAAACAAGCGCCATGCTCTACTATCTGGACGACTTCGCGGACGAGATAATGCCCTGCGATTGGACCCTGGAGTCTTGGGCTGCATGGCTGTCGAAGCCGGACCTCGCTTGGCATCGCCCTGAGCCCGCCAAGGACGGACAGCAGTTCGCTTGCACGGCACAGCGCGAGATGCCGGACATTATCGCAACCCGCCGCGGCTCGGACTGGTCGTTCAGTCGTGAGGTCAACGAGGATTGCTCCCTTATGGCCGTCCGCTTTGGCGAGGGCCTTGGCTGGGATCCGGAAAACATCATCTGGGGCGAGCACATGATGACCGCCCTGCGCGAATGGTTCACCGAGAACGACGCGTTTTGCGAGGATGTCGAGTTCGTCGCGATCGCGCTCTGTGCTCCGAAGATGATCGCGACCTATCACGCCGCGCCTGTCCCGCGCCTTGTTGTGAGCACCGTCCAATGACCTCCGCATCGCGCAGCAAGGGGGAGGATGTGGCGAGCATCGCGGCGGGCTTGGCAGACGGAATGCGCCGCGCGCTTCTTGCCATGACCGAAGATGCGCAGTTCCCCGGCAAGGCGACGTTCAACGCGAACGGCGCACATTGTCTGACCTTCATGCGGAAGCCTCCGATGGCAGAGCAACTCCAAAAGCTTACGAGCAGCAGAGCTAACGGACGCTGGCGTACCGCTTATCGCCTCACCCCGCTTGGCCTCGCCGTCAAAGCCCACCTCACAGATCAGGAAGGACAGAACCGATGAGCGCGGTCGCGATCGCACAATATCCAGACTGGCCCGCCGGGATGACGCGCGACCTCGCGCTGGCGTACACCGGGGTCGCCGAGACTCAGCTTCGCGAATGGGAACGACGCGGCCTTGTTCGGTTCTGTCCACGCGGCCCCCGTGGCGCAGCGATCGCAGCACGCACGTCGCTCGATGCCGCGCTGTCCACCTTGTTCTCGTCGGCTGCGGTCGACGACAGTGCGATCGAGTGGGATTGATGGCCCTGACGCGCCTGCCTGCCTATGTCCGCCCCACGAAACTCGCTGATGGGAAAACCGGGCATTACTGGGAACTGCCGCCGTGGGCTCGGCCGATCAAGGACCCGAAGACCGGCAAGCTAACGCCAGCGATGCGTCATGGTCAAGCATGCCCGGTTCAGTCCGAGGCGCTGGGGACTGATCTGGCGGTCGTCCACACGAGGGGCGAGACGCTGAACGCCGCGCTGCGCGAGTGGCGCGTGGGCGAGATGGGCGCGCGCAAGCTGACCGACGGCAGCGTAGCCTGGCTGTTCGTCTGGTACCGGGATCAAGAACGATTCAAGAAGAACAAGGCGAAGACCCGCAAAGACTATCGCGCGCTGATGGACATGCTGGTTGCGTTCGAGACGAAGGCGGGAAGGCCGCCGCTCGGAACAAAAATGGCATCGAAGGTCGACGCGACAGACGCAGACAAGCTTTATGCGAAGCTAAAGGAAAAGGGCGCGCGGCAGGCGACCTATGCGATGCAGGTTTGCCGGCTGGTCTGGACCTGGGCGGCGCGGCACCACCGGGTGACCGGCGTGAAGGAGAATCCGTTCAAGGGAATGGGGCTCAAGAGCACCGCTGCTGCCGGGAACCGCGAGACGAGCCGCGCCGAATACAATCTGTACCGCGAGACCGCGCGCAAGCTCGGATTCCAGTCGATGGCGACGGCCGCCGCACTTTGCTTCGAATGCTGCCAGCGCGTTTGGGATGCGTTCGGCTTCGAGGATCCGGACGGCGTCGAGCGCCGCGGTATCGAGTGGGCCGGCTACCAGCCGGGCGTCGCGATCTCGCTTATTCAGTCGAAGACCGGCAACCCGGTCGTCCTCCCGCTGTCGATCGACGTCGCTGGGATCGGTGACGAGCCGGGCGAGCGGGTCTCGCTGTACCCCGAGCTCGAGGAAGAGCTCGCCTGGTCGCGCGCGGTGGTCGCCGCCGGCGCCGAGGTGATCGTCCTCGAGGAGCGCAGCGGCAAGAAATACAAAGAGCGGCGCATGTCGTCAGTCCACCGTAGGATCTGCACCGAGGCTGGGCTGCCCAAGGACATGACGTTCACCGGCTTCCGGCATGGCGGCATCACTGAAATCGGTGACGCAGGCGAAGACGACGTGCGCGCGGTGTCCGGTCACAAGACGCTGGCCGTCACCCAGATCTATAACAAGGCCAGCGCAGAGAAGGCCCGGCGTATCGGCGCAGCGAGGCGCGAGCATATCGCCGCGCTGGGCGGTGAGAAGTGATGGGAAGGGGCTATTTGCCGCGCCGCTCCAGCTCGCGCTCTACAGCCGCGCGAATGAAGCCGACTTGGTTCTCGCCTTCGCCCAATGCCGACTGGACACGCGCGAGCGTGCCAGCGCGAAACGCCGCCTCCCGCTTTTCAGGGTATTCCATTTTGCGTCCCACGCGGGGGCCGATAGCCGTGACCTGATCGGCTGTCGAGATATTTCGCATATGCTCTATTGACCCCAAAGACATATGCTTTAAATAGAGCATATGCTTTACGGAGACAACCCCATGCTCACCGCGCTCGACCGCATCGCCGCCGCTCGCATCGCACCTCTCACGCATCGCGTGACGACGACTTATGCCGATGGCGCGACGCGGACGCATGACACCCGCAGCGCGGCGACTGCCGAGGTGTTCGCGGTTGGTGAGCGTCGCAAGATTGGCCGCGACCTCATCAGCCGGAACGCCGACCTGTCCGCAGGCCCCGTGGTCCGCGTCGTGTCGGTCGAGATTGCTGAAATCGCATGATCGAGGTTCTCGACCTTTTCAGCGCTGCCGCCGGTGGATGGTCTCTCGGCATGCATCGAGCGGGTTTTACCACCATGGCCGCCTGCGAGGTCGAGGCTTGGCGGCGCGCGCTCTATTCCGAAAACAATCCGAACGTAAAGGTCTATGACGATGTCCGCACCCTTACGGCAGACCGACTTCTCACTGATTTTGGACGGCTTCCGTCCATCGTTGTCGGTAGCCCACCCTGCCAAGACATCAGCAGCGCCAACACCAAAGGTAAGGGTGTCGATGGCGATAAGTCGTCGCTCTTCTTCGAAGCCGCGCGTGTCATCGGAGAGGTACGACCTCGTTGGTTCGCTCTTGAGAACAGCGATCGCGTCCGAACTCGAGGATATGACCGGATCGCGGCCGCGCTGGAGGTCCATGGATACGACTGCTGGCCGCTCGTGGTGGGCATTGGAAATGCCGGGGGCTCCCATCAGCGCAAGCGAGCCTGGATCCTTGGCATGGACGCCGACGCCGAGAGCACACAAGGGCGGGCTGCCGGACAGCCATGGATGGACCCCGACGCCGACAGGGCAGACGGGGCGATACCGCGGCCAGATCGGGGGAGGCGGTGCGGGAGCGAGGAAGCGAGTGGAAGAACTAGCCATCCTTTGGGCACCGACGCCGACGGCAGCGAACTACGGGTCGAATGTGGCGCTGGGTCCGGATGGGACGAGGTCGGGAAAAAAGCGGTCGTCGCTGGGCTCTCTCGCGTCTTCCGTGGGCCTGTCGGGTCGGCAGACCTTGGCAGCCATCTACGAGCATATGATGGGGTTCCCGGTTGGTTGGCTGAGCGGTGCCGGGAGGCATATGGCGATGCCGTCTGCCCGCAGATCCCCGAAGCCATCGGCCGAGCAATCCTGAGAACCGAGCGCGCGCTGGCCGAGATCTACGGGCGGGAAGCCGCGTGACTGCGCTTCGGCCAGTCCAGCGCATCGAGGCGCGGCAGTTCGTCCTTGATCATCACCGTCACCATGGATGGGTGTCGGGCTTCCTTTGGCTTCACGGCTTGGCGGGGGAGGGTGGTGCGCTGGTCGGCGTCGCTGTCGTCGGCCGCCCGGTCGCCCGTGCCCTGCAGGATGGCCTGACCATGGAGGTCACCCGCCTATGCACCGACGGGGAGCCGAATGGCTGCTCAATGCTGTACGGCGCGGCGCGGCGTGCCGCGATCGCCAAGGGATACCGGCGGGGCCTGACGTACATCCTGGCAAGCGAGACCGGCGCGTCGCTGCGCGCGGCGGGCTGGCGGCGCCTCTGGCGCGTTACTGGCCGCAGCTGGGACACGCCATCGCGCCCGCGGACTGACAAGCATCCGACCGAAGACAAGTGCGCCTTCGGCTGGGGCGACAGGCCCGCCGCCGAATCATCAAATCAGGCACAGGGAATCGCGATATGATGACCAGTTTGTCGGAATGGCTTGTCGGAACATGTCGGAGGAACATCTGTCCAACGGCTAAAAAAGCCAGCATTACCAACGTTGTGAATGGTGGACGCACTTGGGCTCGAACCAAGGACCCGCTGATTAAGAGACAGCAGTTCTCCCAATGTTTTCAACGTCGTTTCCGACAGATTCACGATATACCCCCTGTAGCCCTGCCGAGGGAAGCTGTCATTTGTCGGAATGCGGGAGGCGCGATTCTTAAAGCTCATTCTGACCCCCAGTTAAGTCAGCTGCACTCAGCGAATTGGGCTGCGCAATGGTAGCCTCCATCCGTCGAGCGAAGGCCTCCCACGAGGCGATCCTGACCTTCCTGGAGGCGGAGCGCGGCGCCGAGGTAGAGGCTCGCTTCTGGGCCAAGGTCGCCGTCGGCGAGGCTGGCGACTGCTGGGACTGGACCGCGGGCGTCAACGCCAAAGGCTATGGCCGATTCAAGATCGCATCTTGGGAAGTCCGCCATGCCAACCGCGTAGCTTGGACGATCGCCAACCGCTGCGAGCCCGGCAAGCTTATCGTTCGGCATAGCTGCGACCGGCCTGTCTGCTGCAATCCTCGGCATCTGCTGATCGGGACGACGCTGGACAACACGCGTGACATGATCGAGCGGGGCCGGGCGCGCCTCCCTGACCAGCGCGGCGCGAACAACAATGCCACCTGTCTGACGCTCGCGGATGTCGGCGAGATCGTCGAGGCGTTCCGCCGGCGGGAAGACAATGTCGATATCGCTGCGCGCTATCCGGTCGGGCATTCGATGATCAGCAGGATCCGCACCGGACGATCCTGGCAGACCGAGGCTGCGCGATTCGGCTGGGGCCCGGCGATCGCGGCGCTCAGTCAGGAGGACGCGGCATGACGCGGCTGTATCTCGAAAGGCCTCTGCCTTCGGAGGGAAGGGGACGGCACGGATTTGACCCGTTTTTGGCGATTTCGCGGGGTCTAAATAGCGGAACACGCAGGGAACAGTGCGCGAACAAGCGCACTTTGCACCGGACCGTCACCGGGGATTGGAATTTTGCGAGGGCGGCCGCATGACCGAGCTGCATATCCTCCAGCACGCGCTCGGCGTCGATCAGTTCGGGCGAGGCGAACAGCACCGTTCCCACTTCGTCACCGGTGCGGGCAGCGACGATCATCCGATCTGCATGGCACTGACAGAGCGCGGGCTGATGAAGCGCTGGGACGGCGCGTCTCTCCAATTCGGCGGCGATGACTTCTTTCGCGTCACAGATGCCGGCCGCGCCTTCGTCGCGGAGCATAGCCCGCCGCCGCCGAAGCTGACCCGATCGCAACGACGATACCAGCGATACCTCGATGCCGACTGCAGCCTGACGTTTCGGGAATGGCTCGGCACCTCCTATGCGAAGGAAACCGCGGCATGACCCGCTACACGCTCTATAGTGGCGGGCAGGGTTCGTTCCGCGCCGCGAAGGTTGATCGCGCCCAGCATCCGGACGCCGATTATCGCCTCGTCTTTACGGACACGCTCTACGAGGACGCCGACACGTACCGGTTCCTGATAGAGAGTGCAGCCAACGTCTTCGGTCGCACGCTCAATTGGATGATCGATGCCGAGGCAGTTCCCGACTATCGCGCAGCGGCGGGCACGCTGATCGAGGAATATTGCGGCAATCCGGATTGGCGCGCGTGGCTTGCGGAGATTCGCGAGCGCACGATGGCCGATATCCCCGAACTGATCTGGCTGGTTGAGGGGCGTGATCCCTGGGAGGTGTTCCGCGACCGCCGCTACTTGGGGAATAGCCGGATCGACCCCTGCTCAGAGATGCTCAAGCGGAAGTTCTTTGCGCAGTGGCGGGCAGAGAATTGCGACGCTGCGGCCGACACCTTTGCGATCGGCATAGGGGACTGGGAATCGCATCGCTTCGACGATGGTGAGGGCGGGGGCGTCGGCCCGCGGATGGCTGCTGAGGGATGGGCCTATTGCGCGCCACTTTGCGGCGACCCAACGGAGCACCCCAGCCTGTTCTATGCCCCTGTCGAGCAGCTGGGCGTTGCGCCTGCGCGCAACTACGGGCTCGGCTACGTGCACGACAACTGCGGGGGGATGTGCGTCAAGGGTGGTCAGGCCCACTGGCAGAACCGCCACACGAAGCAGCCCCTGCGGTTCGCCTACGACGCCATGATGGAGCGCAAGGTGCGGGCATATCTTGGCGCGGACGTCTCGATCCTGACGGACCGCCGGAACAAGGAAAAGAAGCCGATGACGCTCGACCAGTTCGCGCGCCGGATGCGCCGTCGCCCCGATCTGCTGTTCGACTATCTGCCCGGCGAGAGCGGCTGCGGCTGCATGACGGGGGCCGCATGACCCTCGTCATCCTCGCGCTGGTCAGCTTCGTCCAGGTCTTCGCCCTCGGGTTTCAGAGCAGGAACGTCAACCACGGCAATTATGGATGGGCCGCCGGGACGTCGTTCTTCATTGGGATCTCGCAGGCGGCGGTCTGGCGGCGCATCACTGGACCTGACGCCGGCGCGGCCGAGGCGTTTGTCTACGCCCTCGCCGGATCGATCGCGATCGTCAGCGCCATGGCCGTCCATCAACGCTTCATTCGAAAGGCAGCAGCATGACCTCTAGAGATCCTATCGCGCTTATCACCGGCGCCCATGGATTCGGCATATCCGCTGCCCTGATAGCGTCGCTCGGCGCTGCGGGGGTATGCGTTACCAACCTCGAAGACGATAGCGAGATAGCGGCACGCCGCCACAACCGCGAGTTACTGGACCGGCTCGACATACTGAATATGCTGATCGGTACCGGCGCGCGTAGCAGCCGATACCCCGACTGCCCGCCGTCCGCGCGGAAACGCGAGCTCCACTTCAACGACACCCCGAAGCCGCTTTCGAAGCGCCGCGCGCGCCGCCTGCGCGGGAGGGCTGCGGCATGAATCTGCGCATCCTCAAGAAGCTGTCCGCGCGCGCTGCCCCGTACCTCGTCCCGCTCGGCGATCGTCGGCAACAGTTCCTGTCGGAAAAGCATGACAACTATCATGGGCTGCTGATCAGGGACCGCACTTGCTGGGACCGATCGCGCTGCCATGCGACCTACACCGGCCACGGCGACGAGATCGTGTTCGACACCCGGGCAGGGTTCCGTGTCGTCATGCGCCCTCCCTCTAACCCACTGAAGGGCACGGCCATGATTGGCGGGGTGTCCGGCTATTACGAGCCCGAATGGGACGAGGAAACCGCGTGGGGCGCGCTCAACACCTTCGTGCGATATCACTTCTGCGACTGGACCGAGAGCGGCGGCAGGCCGACGCGGAAGATCCGCAACCCTAGCGACGTCTTCCGATGCGCCGACGAGATGCTCGGCGCATGATCATTGACACCCTCAATCCCCGATACAGGAGCGCTGCATGACGCGCTACACGACGCGCTACACCTATAGGTTGACTGACAACCTAGACCCCGAAGAGCGGCTTGAAGAGGCCGCGTTGTGGAAGGCAATGCATGATCGGTTCGGTGATGCGATCGTGCCGGTCACGGGTGACGTCCATGCCGACTATGGAAGGTTGCGACGCCAAGATACGAAGCCGGGCATGCCTTATTGGAATGATCCGGCGTTCTTGCGCGAAGCTCGCAGAAGCTTTGTCACGATGCCGTATGACGATGCGAAGAGCGAGGTCGCCCGACTGCACAATCTAGGGCAAAGCGCCTTCGTGAAGTCCACGCGTGACAAGCACGCAATTTTCCGGTGCCCGGTCGGGACTTCACTCAGCGAAGCCATGGGCGATTTCGTTTATTCGTTCATTGATGGCGGCCCGGCGCTGATGGTGCAGGAAATGGTCGAGATGACTTACGAATGGCGGTTCTTCGTCATGGATCGTCGGATCGTCACGGACAGCACCAATCATCCCGATCTGACGCCTTTAAACTTCCCTTGCCGGGTCGCCTACCGGACCACGGAAGGGCATGAAAGCTGCGGAGTAGGCGGCTTCATGCGCCAACCCCTTTTTGACGTCGCTCAACGGATCGCCGCGTCGATGGCGACCCCGACAGCCGTGATCGACTGCGCTTACATCAACGGCAATGCGGGGTGCGTCGAACTTAACCCGCTGCACCTGGGCAATGTTGGCCTCTTCGCTTGCGACGTCAGAGCGCTTGCTGACGCGGCTTTCAATCTGCGCACCAACGCCCCCAATCCGGAGACCAGTAATGGCTAAATATGGCGTCGATTCTATCGCGAACGACCATCGCCGTGTCGTCTTTAAGGAGAGAACACCCATCAGTGCGCAGATGCTTTCGGACTTTTCAGCCGGCCGGCCTGTCGCAGGCGCGATCGATGTTGGAAGTGCGATTGTTGAGTCGATCGAGCGCTGGCCAGGATACGATGATCAATCATGGTCAGAACGGTTTGGCGAACTAGATCGACGCTATCAGTTGATGGCCGCTCAGTCCGCCAAGGCAATTATGGCGCTCGCCTCGGCCGCAAAGCATTCACGCGCAGCGCATGACGAGGCCATTGCCCCTCTTGCCAACACACAGGGGTACATATCGTGAGCAACTTCACTCGCGGAATAGACCGCGCGGCGTGCTTGTGTGATCTGCGCGCTCACGCCCTCACGACCAAGCTAGGACGTGGCAAGATGCTTGATCAGGTAACGCAGGGGATCATTGACATCCTTCGTGATACCACCCGCGAAATCCGTAACATTACAGATCCAAGTGTGGACGTGACTACGGGGCCAAGCGAGGCCGCCGAAAGGGTCGAGCTGCGCGTCGCGTTGCGAAGCGAACTGGAGCGGCAATGCTCAATTGGCGCAGGCACCTTCGTAATCGACGACGGCTTCGCACAATCGGGGCTTTGGCAGGTCAACGCTGATCTCGACTCTGGATCGCTGATCGCCGCCCTCGCTCAAGCGCAGCCGCAAGCTTCGTGAAGTCCGACACCCTCAATCTGGAGAACGCCCGTGCTGACCCACGCTGAAATCGACGCCGCAGCTTCGCGCCTCCAGGAGGAATGCAACGCCGCGATCGAGCAGGGCTTCCCGACATGGTCGCGCTTCGCAGTCGATCAGATGGTCGATGCGATCATGCAGGATCGAGCGCCTGACTGGTCATGGATGAAGCGCGGCACTTACAACGGCGTCCCGACGATCGTCCTGACTTCCTACAACGGTCCGGTCGCTGGCCTTAATCTGGAGAGCGCCCGTGGTTGAGCAGGGCCAAGTCGAGATGCTTGTGCGAGACGCGCGGAAGATGCGCGAGGCGGGAGGCGCACTGGCGGTCGCCGCGGTCCAGGTGATCCACGAATACGATGGGCTGCACCGACTCAGCTTGGCCGTTGCCGAGTGGCAGAAGGTGATCGCGTCAGAGGGTGATCGAGACACGTGGCACAACGCGCAGGTGAAGCCGGCATCTACCGAGCCGGTCGCCCGCACCTGCGCGACTTGCGAGCATTCATGGAGATGGGGGAGGCCGCAGTCAGGCCGGAGGTGCAGCCGACCCGGCGATGGCGGGTATGACCTCGTCAACGGCCAGAAGCCACGGCAGCCCACGTTTTGCAGCGATGAAAGAACGCGCCTCTGGCGTTGGTTCGGCATCGAGACATGCGGTCCTGAGGGGCGTTACTGGGAACTACGCACCAAGCGTTTGCCGCCCATTGGGGGTTCTGGCGTTAGCAAGCCTGCGAGGCCCAGCCGATGAACGGGATGGCCTTCGAGGCTGCGAAGTCGGGCTTCGCTGCGGTTGGACTGCTGTTCGCTGCGTCTGTCGTGAGCGGGGGCGTGACGCCTATCGAACCCCATGGAGGCTGGACTACGTTCGTTTCTGGCGCGCTCTGGCTAGGCCTCCCGCTTGTCGTCGCGATTAACCGCTATCGCAAGGCGCCTGCCATAAAGACGGCGGATCGATCGTGGGCGCCCGATGACCCGCGCTGGCTGATCGTGCGCGACTGGTACACCCGACACCTGCGCGAGCCGAGTGCAAAGGGTATCGATACTATCGAGACCCCTTCGTGAGCGGCCGGAAGCGCTGGACCCACCTCGACCAGATGGTCGGGGAGGGGACTGTCTCCGCTGATTCGCAACAGCCACCGCAGGGTGGTATACCTGACGCAGCCTACCAGCCTTTAGGAATTGACGATGGACACGCCGAAGAGGATCATTCGCCTGGCGCGTCAGGAGAGGCGAGCAGGGACATTCAACCAGGCCAATAGTATGGCTCAGCATGAGCGCCGGGGGCGGTTCGCTATGGCGATCCATCAGCGCTGGCTGCGCATTATGGGCGGCTCAATCTCGACCTGCGCCTAAGCCCCGAACTCCGGCCCTTCCTCATCAGGATAGAACGCGTGGGGATCGTACACCGGTCGCGGCGCCGGCCGCGCCTGGCGGGGAGGCGGGCGCTTCGGGACATCGGGGACCGGGTCGGGCAGGGTAGGCACCCCGCCTCCAAACCGTATCCGGATGTAGGCACCGCTCCCGTGCATCGCCTGGAGGACGGCGATCGCCTCGCCTTCCTTCATCCGCTTGCCAATCAGCGGCGCGCGCTCGGCGCTGACATAGCCCAGCTGCGTGCCGCGCTCGCTGAAGATGGCCACGGCGTTCTCGTCGTATGGGTTGGTCGGCTCGAGGCGCAGCTCAACCGCGTCGCCCGGGGCGCAAAGCATGCACTCCATACGTCGGTTGCTCTTGCTCTTGTCCTCGTTCGGGAAGTCGATGCCGACAATGGAGGTGGTCAGTTCGTCCATGTGATGAATGTATCCGCGGGCGTCAGATGGCGAAAGGGCGGCCCGGTGACGGACCGCCCAGGAGCTAAACGCGAATTACAGGTAAATCGAAGTCACGAGCATCCGTAACGGCTTCGGTTTCCAAAGCACGATCAGACACGATCATTTTTCCGCCGTCGAAGCAGTGCTCGACAAACCACCGCGGGCTTCCGTCCAAACGACCGAACCATACTTCGACCCACTCCTTACGGAGTGCGACAACGTTCATGCCGCACGCTTCAGTTCGCCTGCGAACACCGTCGCGAGCTTTGCAAGCCCCTTCGGAGTGATGTGACAGTAGGGCCGGCAACACGCCATGCCGGTCTTCTGGTCTGTATAATTGGCCTCCTTGTATTCAAGGCGACCATTTTCAATTTGCGGTCGATACGCGACCCAGCTTCCGTTCTGGCGATATGCCCATCGGTTGGCGTTCAACCAAGCCGTCAGGACTGCCATCTTGATGCCAAGAACCTTCGTCGCCTGAGTGAAAGTGACGCTTCCGTCACTAGCGGCGATCAGATCGAAAGCGTCAGCCTTGGGCGCAAGCTCCGCGTTGACGACTTCAAGCTGCAAGCGCTGACCTCTTTCAGCTTGAAGTTCCTGCTCGGCCGCGAGTGCCAGTTGGATCAGGTCCAATCGAGACAGAGCGGCCGGCGCTGGCTGAAGCTTTTGCGTTTCGAGCTCCTGCCACCGAACGACGATCTTGTGACGGGTTTTCACGTCGTAGCCAGAGACCAGTGTGATCGCCAAATCCTTGGGCAGCGCCAACTCCCGGTAGGTTTGCCCATTTTGGGGGTGTGTCCAGTTCTGGACATACCCCTCGACCGGCAGATCGAGCGCCTTGAGCATGACTTCGCCGTCACGCAGGACGTGCCGATGCTCCTTGCCGGCAAGTTCGGCGATCTCGCGGCTCGACATGGTGGGGTGGCTTTGATCGCATTGATCGAACGAGCGCACGACCATGTCCTTGTCGACTTCGCCCATCGCCGCGGGTTTCGGAAAGCTCTTGTTCGGTGTATCGAATGATTCGGGCATGGTGATTTCATGTCCTTCTGGAGCGCGGTGTCGAATACCGCTGTTGCTGGGAAAGGTGACCGAGAGGGATGCTTCTCAGGGCGAATGCCCTCTCGGTCGTCCACGGCGCTGGAGTTCCCTGCGCCGATTACCAACGCGGAAACCGCGTGGCGAAGGTCTGCCCGTCATGATGTACGGGCCTTCAATCGGTCTGAGCAAGCGCCCGACCAGATCTTTGTGCACCATCCGGCACTTCGGCTGTCAAGACGCGCGCGCCAATGTTGCGAGCTGTGAATAAGTAGCAGGGTTCGATGATGACGCTCCTTCGTGGTGCGCTCTTGCATTACCGCGCCGGGATATGGTCCCGCCACCCTGAAACCTTTTTTGCAGAATTCCTGCTGGCATGCTTTACATGACCCATGACCGATCCCGCACCCATGGACCTCGAAAACATGCGGTCCCTCGGTATCCGGACCATAGATCTGATCTGTGGCTGTGGACGGCATAAGGAGGTCAACGTCGACGCCTATGCGGGGTCAGAGGCTGTGCCGTCGATGACCCGGTTCTTCCGGTGCGGGGAGTGCGGCATGCGCCCGAAGACCGCGCGGCCTGGGCGGCTGCATCGGGGGCCGGTAGGCTCGACGACGACGATCCGATCAATGAACCTGAGCGAGGAGCGCTACCTCCCCGGGGACGAGGCGCTGCTGCTGCGGTAAAACGCCCGGCTATTTCGAACCGGGCGCCTTAGTCACATCGCGTC